TATTTTTACCACGTACCAGTACCTACACCAATTAAATATACACCACCAAAGACAACAACTAAGATACCTACAGACAAGGCAAACATGCCTAAGTTATTAATCATTTCTTTCTTAGCTTCCATAGCCCTGTAGACAGTCTCTTCTCTTTCCTTCCTGATTTGCCTTCTTAACTTAATCATCTCTTCCCAAGTATTAGGGCCAAATCGCATATTTAATAAAAACATTAGCTCCTTCTGTTGAGCCGCAAGTTTTTTCTTATGTACTATTATCTCAAAGGCTTCTTTTTCTATACTATCTCCAGATGTTAGCTTCTGTACAGTAGAGGGGTTCTTTCTTTGTTGTTCAGCTTTAGCAAGATCAGAGGCGGCTCCAAACCACTCCCCTAGCTGCCCCATAACGTCCTCTATCTCCCTACCATGTTGTACTAATTTCTTAGTCATTGTAAATGCGGTAGTACAGGCCGTTATAGCCGTTATGGGGTCTAGCATTAGTCTTTCTCCATGACCTCAAGCATCCTTTCAAGGGACTCTTTAATTCCCTTTATGTTCTCTTCGATCTTACCTAGTTGCACAGCTTGCATATTAGACGATGCTTCAACAGCTTTTACATCACCACTTATTCTAACTATAGATGACGAGTTAGCATCTACGTCTGCCCTCATCTGTGATATACTCCAAACTATCATTGCCGCTTGAAGAACCAAGGCAAACAATAGAGTTGCCGATATATTTTTACCCATTACAAAGCAGTCTTCTTCCCCCCTAGTCAAGGGGATAGGCTTTCCAATCTAGTTGAAAGTGTGGCCCATCAGGGAACTTCTTCCAATCACCACCCCATACAATCTTAATGTCTAACTCCTTTGCAGCAGCCTTCATTGCATCACCAATAGGGTAGAACTCATCCCACTCCCACGACACAGGATAAGGGACAACATCTACTGCATGACCTGTCAGGTGACGAGACTTAAGTGTAGTTGACTTACCTGTTCTCTTAAGCATACGCTGACGTTCAATATTACGAACACCCTCAGTTACACTAAAGTCCTTTTCACTAATCTCTAATGCTCTTTTAACAACAGCAACCATGTCAGGATGTACCCCAGACAAGTTCTGCTTACTTCGTAGTCCTAGTTTGTATCCCATTGGTTGCTCCTTAAGATGGTTTAGTGGGCCATGTTATTGTGTTGGGAAATCCAGCTTGTTGTGGTACATCTAAAAGTTCTAAACGATAAGTTGTCCACAGGTCTTGTTCTTCAGTTGTCAAACAATTCCAACGTAAAACGTTCCCAGCTATAACGTCTACCGTTGATCGTAGTTCCTCATTACGTTCATCACGAATACCATTGGCTACCTCTTCTTCACTGACAACTCGGTTATCAGGAATAGTAGTCTCAACGTTAGTTTGAATGTTTATTTGCCTAATAGTCATATCTATTTCCTACTCATATGAAAGGCTAACATTGCCTTGGTCAAAGTTTCCAGATGTTAAACGAGTGAGGCGAAGTTGAGTAAGTTCTCCAGTAAGTGTCTTGGAACCACCGCCAAATGCACCAGTGCCAGCGGCGTCTCTGGTTGTGCTATGTGTTGAAGCCCACTGATTTCCAGTTACTCTAGTCAATATCATTATTCCACTGGTATAGTTACTGGTTACAGTCCTAATAATAGGAAAGCCATTTGTGCTAGACACGCCACCCGCTGTATGTGCAGACGAAGCAATGTATTCTGATGTTTCAATCCCACCACTATCACCTAGTTGCACTAAAAGGCGTTGGTTTGAGCTAGTTCTAACATTTACTAAGTTTAGCGTTACTCTGTTTACACCAGAGGGAAGACCAGTGAAGTCAATGGCCGTGCCACTTGTTGTATTTACAGATGCTACGAGAGTAAAGGTTGAACCACCAGAAGCAGCAACCCAAGATATATCTGTACCATCTGATGTAAGAACTGTATCGGCTGCACCTTTAGCTAATCTTGCAGTCTCACCAGAGGCATTACCATAAAGTATAGACCCCCTAGTAATAGCGTCTAGTTGATTGAGTTCAGTAGTACTGACAGTTGCACCAGATAACTTATTTATTTCTGCACCTGTGGCGGTTAGTGCTGTAGCACCAAGAGTTAACCCCTGTGTAGTAATAGATAACACATTATTAGAAGTCTGATCTAAAGTAGCTATTTCTATCCAAGCGTTGTTAGCCTCATTACGTAGCTTCAAGGTATTAGTATCTGTTTCATACCACCATTGGTTAGCATAGGTAGTTCCTGGTTCTGCATCACCAGAAGAGTTAGAAGCTAAAGCTACAAGGGCGTTGTTTAAGTCTGTCCTAGTTGCTGGAAAACTCTGGTTAGCAATATTAAAGTCGTGCTGCGACATTACGTTAGTTCCTTTCCGTAGCCCTTAGCTACATAGTCTAGGGTCACACTATTTGTACTTGCCGATCCCCCAGTAAAAGTGTTAATAGTGAACCCAGTTCGGGTCTTGTTTGTTATTGTGTATCTGTCACCATTAGTTAAGTTAGCTAAAGATAGTCCTATAGCTGGTGTAGCTGCAAAGGCATCATCAAAGGTGACATTAGTTGTCCCTGTAAAGGTTATATCACTTCCTGAAGTAGTCCTATCAGGCATATCTACTGTTACTGACAACGCACTTACTACAGGGGTTACATTAGTGTCTGTAGAAGATAGTAATAGCCTAAACTCAAAAGCCCTAGCTGTTATATCAGACACAGAAAATGCTTTCCAATCAGACCAAGTAGGTGTACCTGTAGGGTCATCATCTGTGTGCCTTAGCTGTAGTGAAACAGAGGTGTCACCAAAGGCTGTAGGGTCTCCATCAAATACACCAGCCCTGTCATCGAAGTTACCTGTAGCACTATCAAATAGGTCTGTCCTATCAGATCTTGTACTTGTGAAGGAGAAGTTTAAGCGGCTTGTGTACTTTTGCCCTAAGTCAAGGTCGTTGCTAAAGTAGTATATTCCAGAAGATGCGTAACCTGTAAAGTCATCAAACAGTCCTGACCTGTCATCAAATAAGCCTGTAGCATCATCAAACAATAAGTTAGGGGCTAACTCTAGGCTATTACTAGCGTTAACTACTACGTCAGACTTAACACCAGCAAAAGAAGGGTTCTCCGTTAGTGTAGCTACAACATTAAGATCGCTAATACCGACAGAGGTAACGACAAACACAGCAGGGTTTACAGAGGCGTTAGACCCACTTGTTGTATCATCTACAGCCTTAATGAAGTATGTACCTACACCAGCGTTTTGCAGTGAGACTGTACTACTACCTACCTGTACTTCTGCTATATCCTCTGCTTCTGAGTAGACTGCCCCGCTAGTTAGGTGAGAATACCTAATGGTGTAATGTGCTAAGTCTAAGTCAGATACTGGTGTCCAACTAAGGAACAAGGTACTTCCAACTACGTTACCATCAAAGTTAGTTACATCTGCTGGTGGCGCACCCAAGGCTTCTACAGGGTAGTTACTTATAGTATTCCACTCACCGGGAACCCCAAGAGAGTTAGTAGCCCTAGCCCTTATATCGTAAAGGGTTTCTTCTATGGCAACAATTTCAACCCTCTCTGTACCTACAAAGGCACCCATAGTTGCTACGGAAGTAAAGTCAGGTTCATTAAACTCCACTAAGGACTTTCTAATCTGTACCTCTGCTGTGTCCAAGGTATTTTCTGTGTTGGTAATATCAAGAATAAGAACACCAAGGGTCTTACCCTTTACCCTCCTTAGTTCAGTACTAATATTTATGCCAAGGTTAGGCACTTCAAAAGGTGACAACAAAGTAGTGTTATCTCTTTCATAGACTATACCATCGTCTACCTCATCATATACAGATTCAGCAGTTTCTCTTAGGGTCATGTTAACTTGCAGATCAAGTCCATCTGTAAGGCCAAAAGACCAAGCTAATACTTGAAACTCTTTATTAGTCCAACCAAACCTAGTGTTAGTAAGTCTTACATTGTCACCAACCTGTAGTCCTAAAGTTCTAAGGCCAAAGGCTGCGTTAATAGTAAGTTGTTGTCGGTTGCTCTCTAAGCTAATCCTAGCAATACGCCTAGCTTCAATACTATTATCAGTAAAGGGTAAGTCTACGTCAGCAACAGACTCTTGTCCACCATCTGCACTAACGAAGGCTGAATTAGTAATCTGTGGGTAGTCCGTAACCTGCCAGTTAGACTCTTCACCTCTGAAAGTACCTTTTACAGTATTAAAGTTATCTCTACGAGAGTGTCTTGTGCTTACATCTATACTAGAACGAAAATCATCCTCGTCTAAGTCCATAACTGTGCTTGTCCAGTAAGCAGGTTTCATACGCCACTTACCTTGAGCGTACCATAACGAACCGCCCATACAAGTTAATAGATCACTTAACAAATCGTAGGGTGTCATTGCAGTAGTAAAAGTACCATTACAAGTATATCTAGCAATCTCTACAACACCTGTGTCTCCTGAATCTGCATCTGGTACTGCTGTTGCTGTAAAGACAGTCCCTACGTTATTGTTGGCAGATCCATATAATGTAAAGTCAGTATTACCCACAGTCTTAATCTTGTACTCACCACCGACCTGTATCTTAGTCACAGGACTACCTACAAGTGCATCACACACAGTAACAGCACTATTTACAAGGGTGTCATCAATGTTAGAAGCCTCTTCCTTAAGACCGTAGCTTGAGGTCAAGTAGTCCCGTAGGCACAAGGCTGGGTTATCTGACCATGCAGTCGTAGAGGTAGCGGGGTTATAGACTTTTTTGCCTTTAACTTCTGCTGTAATAGTGGGCATACCATTGGGGAAGGCGTCAGCATCGTGTTCAAGACGCACATACATGTAGGCTATACCTGACAGCTTGTGTTCTGAGGTCCAATGTTCGGACTCTGCTATAAGGTCA